AGCAGTGTGCCGGTGTAGCCTTCGCCGTCATAGTTTTGACCGTTAGGGTCTGGTGCGCCAGCGTGGTTGTAGCAAAGAGTTACAAACGCTGAGCAGTCAGCAAACACAGGCCACTTGATTGGGTTCTGGTTGATGGCTTCCATGCGTTGTCCACCTTCGGTGTAGTGGAATTGCTGGTGGTGAGCTGCAAAGTACTTTGCCCAACCTACGATGTTTGATCGAACGTCTGTCATTATGCTCCTGGTGTTGTTGGTGCTACGTACTTAGAAATGCAAGTTGCGTCGCAAAAAATAAGTGAACTTGGAATGAATTTAGAAAACTGTTTCCTAGCACCAAATGACGCTATTAAATACCCATTGGTAGGTGCGATGGTTGCTGAACATCCATCGCATGTGATTGTTGTGTTGATGCCCATTATGCTCCTTGTGTTGTAATGTTTGCTGCAAATGTCTTAAAACATGCAATGTTGCATACCGCAATGGTTTCAGAAAACAATGCTTGATTGCTACCATTTATGTTTTCAAGAAAAGATGACCAGTTGCCACCTAATTCAAGTGTTGTGTTACATCCATTGCATGTGACTGTTCTTGTAAATGAAATACCCATAATTCTCCTATGTCTTAATAATTTTGTTGAGTGCTATATAAGGTGAAATTGTGCTAAACGCTGAACCACCACCAATGGCACTTGTAGCCACTGCTCCCGATGTAGTCAAGTCGTTAACAGAACTGCTTGTATCAGTAATGTTGCTACCAGTGTTGTAAGTTCCAGTCAAACCGGATGCTGCAACCATTCCAACAGGAGTTCCATCTCCGGTAGCAGTCATACGTCCTGCGTCAATTCCACCAACAACACCACCAGTTCCAACAACATACGAGTGACCAGTACCGTTGCCCCAAAATGAACCGTAGTTTGTTGTTGAGTCAGCACCGTGCGCGTGAGTACCACCAGACATTGCGTGACTGTGACTCAAACCTGATATTGAATGATGGTGCGAGCCTTGATTAAAACTGTGACCGTGGTTAATGTTAACTGAGTGATTGTGCGATGGCATGTTTGAAATGCTCAATGAACTTGTTGACGAACCACCAGTGTTACCAAGTCCATAACTTGAACCGGCACCAATAACCATTTTATTTCTTGCGTCAGGTAAGTTGAATGAACTACCTGAACCACCATACGTGTGACCAATAGCGGCGTACAATGCTGGGTACGTAGCACTACTTACAGAAGCACCATTACAAAGCAACCAACCAGAAGGAACACTAGAACCTGCGTAATCCATGATGACACCAGCAGGAAGTCCGCCAGATGATCCTGAACCTGTTTGTGCCGCAACATTTCCCCACTTAACATTGCTACCAACACCAGTTGAGAGAAGAACCTGATTAGGTCTTGACGTTGACGGTGGTAGCCAAATAGGTGCAGAAACGTTTTTCATTAGAGAGAGGCGAGGTTAGATGGACTGTAGGTGTACTGGCCAATGGTTTTGAGGTTCAACACTAAGTCGCCCTCATAGCCATTCTCCCAGTTGTCACGACGCTTGTGAGGAATCCAGTCAATGCCATCTACTACTGCCGTGACTTGAAGCGGTCCTTCAGTGTAGGTAACAATGTCTTGATTCTGACGACGTGTCTCTAGCCAGAACAGCTCGGCGTAAGGGTCGGTAAATACTTCTAGACCATCCACTACGTTGACAGAGAACATCTGTATAACAACAGAAATCTGTGTGCCCTGAACAACTGCTGGCCATGATTTAAGTGTCCATCTGTTGAGGATTGGCGAAATATCATTAGTAATTGTCTTAGTGCCAGCGTTAAGCGTTACTGTTGTGTTGAACTGACGAGCCTTAATCGTGGTTGAAGTAACCGTGTATTCATTAACCGCACCAGATGTAAACGAACCTGTTGACGGAACCGTGAACGACTGGATAAGAGTAGGGTCATTTGGTTCAGTTATAACCAATGCTGTTAGGTTTGATCCGTTAGTAGCAACACCGTTGAAGTCAAAGTAGACAGGAATCTTAGGGTCAGGGATACCGTAGTCAAAGATTCCAGAAGTAATCTGTCCACTGGCTACATACTTAGTAACGATTGGTATGCCACCCTCATTGGTTGCGTACGGACCGTAGATGCCCTGACCACTTACTGCCATAATTGGCGTGCACGTTACTGGGTCCCAGTCAATACAAGAAATAATTCCTTGGCCTGTAACCATAAGGTCTGAAGCGTAAGCAGGAGTTAGTGGGTCGCCGTTGATGAACGTACTAAGTTCTAGTTTGCCTAGACCAGTGCTTGTTGTGTCGTAGTTGTTCCAAGTAAACCATACGTAGCGTCCATCACCAACTTTTATAAGTGGACCTGATTTAAGGTCACCCGTAGCAGTTGCCGTTGGGTCGTAGATGCTTAATGTCTGTGTCATACGGATACCACGATTGGTTCCAATAAAGATGTAGTTTAGGTATGACTGAATACATGTTGGGTATTCGTCGGGTGACATAGGTAGTGCCTGTACTGGGTAGTCTAAGTTCCATGGAACACTGGCAGATGTCGCAGTAATTGTTTGAACACTAGTGGCACTAGAAGTTGAAGAACCAAGCATGTTTGAGCGGTAGATGGCGCCACTACCCTTGTTGCCAAGCGGTGAGCTTACGTAACCAGCAAAGTAAACCTGTGTGTCTCCGCCGGTAGCACCTGACCAAACCCAATTATCATTCTCGTGAGTAACGAGTGTGTCAGGAAATAAGTTACTTATTACGTGCCCACCAATAGACTCTGTGTCCATACCAAGACTAGGGGTTGAAATGATACTAAATGTTGTGCTGTTTGTAATGTCGTTTACAACAAAGTCACCGTTCCAAGGACTTGCGTTAATACCAATAACTTCCATTTCAAGTAATGTGTAGTACCCCGTACCGGCATTTGCATCAACTATTGATTGAGTTAGATTTTGTGAAACGTATGAAATGGTTGTGTCGGTTGCAGCAGTAATGACAATATTGCTATCAATGTATGTAGCATTATTGACAAAATCGGTGTAGGTAATGTTAACAACATCATTTGCTCTGAACGGATTGTAACTACCAGAAAAGGTTGTAAGCGTAACGCTACCAGAGTTGTAATTTAGTTGCTCGTAGAACGTATCGGCATTTGAGTTAGAAATAGTTATTGGTTGACCAACAGATAAATTGTGGTCAGCCTTTGTCGTAATTGTTGAGTAACCCACTGTCGGAGTAAAACCATCATAGTCACCAAGGATAAGGTCAATATCTACGCTGACCATTAAAAGTACTAGGTGGTGAACCAAACACTGGATAACCTGTTGTTGATCGTGGCTGAAAGGCGTAAAGGCGGTTCTTGCTAGAAGCAATCAACTGGTCGTTAGACCATGCCACCATGGTGTAACCACCGCTGTACACTCCAGAGTCGTTGGCTGCAAACAGCGAGAAGCTACCAGCACCAGTGCCAGAAGGCTGGGCGTACCAGATACCAGAACTGGTTGCTAGGAATACAATGGTGTCGTTCGTAGCAATGTCGTAGATGGTTGGCGAACCACTGAGAGATAGTGAGTACGAAGTTCCCCATGAGCCACTAACGAAGTACTTGACTGTAGAGCCTTCAACAACAACTACGTTGTCACCGCAACGGCTCATAAGAAGCGTGCTGGCAGTCGATCCGTAGAGTTGCTGAGTGTCGGGAAGAAGTGTTGCCTGAAATGGGTAGGAGAATACGTCTACACCCTTAGAGTTCAAAAAGCGTGTCTCTTGATTGTCGCCCTTGCGGTCAAGTGAGAACTGACCAGCACCCATTGTCCATTCAACTTGCTCACGGCGCCAGAGTCCCTCAGTGTTAACGGTACCCTCACCAGTGATGTTGGTCATCTGGATTGATTGACGCTGTGCAGGAATAGTTTTGTGACGGAAGGCTTCGCGACGGTAAGGCTCAAACGAGGTGTCTATTGCGTATTCTTTTTTTTCGCTAGTGCCTGGGTTGTAAATACTTACTGAAGCATTGGAAGTGGTAGACATTACCAGCTCCTTACTTTGGTGTACTGACGCTGTAGACGGTCAGCTTCCTCACTAATCCTTTGCATGCGACGGTTAACAAGAGCGTTCACCGAACCAGCAACAGCACCAGCAGGTACGTCAATGGCTTTGCGTGGGTCTGGCTGAGACTCCAAAAAGTTACGGCTGATTTCACGAGGTAGAGTCAGGTCAATCTCAGCACCGAGTGGTGGCAAGTCCAACATGGTTGGCGTCATGTTCGGAATGTTAGGTGAGTTAGCACCACCAATAGTTACGGCAGTTCCGTTGGCAGTAGCGACAGCACTCATGGTTACAGTGGCCGCACCGACGTTGATAGACGAGATAGTAGTTCCGCTCTGGATACCAGTGCCACCAAGGAGCATACCAATGTAAAGTCCAACAGTGCTTGAAACAGATGTAAGCGTTGCTGATCCGTTAGTTGTGGTAGCAGTGAAGTTAACCGCAGCGTTGACACCGTAACCGTTGAAAGGTGGGGCTTCGTCGTTAGTTGCAGGGGTGTTGATAACTGAGTCAGACGCCGCTACGAACTTGATAAATGGAGCCGAGTAGGTAATGTAGATAGGCAGACCTGGCCAACCTGGTTCACGGATAATAAGTCCACGACCAGAAGGGAACACTGGGTCAGTGCTGTTCTGTTGCCAACGCACTACCTTCCAAGACTTGATGGCTGGGAATGTACGGTACGGTGGAGCAATGCGGTAACGGACTTCTAGGATGTCAATAAAGTTGTCTGGCAGGTCGCCTAGGTCGTAACCAGCAAAGACTGGGTTGTAAGTAATCTGTGCCACGCCTACACGGAACAGTCCGTTAGTTGGGCTAGACAGTGAGCGAAGGTCGTCGTTAATTGCCACGCCAATGTCGTAACGGCTGTAACGAGGGTTGATGTAGATAAGGACGCCAGCAATGTGGCTGGTTGCTACTGAGCCGTAGTACCCACGGGTAACGGTGGCAGTCAGGGTGCTGGAGTTCCAGGCAGTAACGTAGAGCAGTTCTAGCTCCACAGACAGGATAACGCCAGGTGTAATACCGGCAGTCTGAGAACCGGCAAGAACAACGCTGGTGTCTGTTGATCCAATTGAGGTAGTCAGGGTTACGGTACGCTCACGGATACCACCCATAACACGGCGGTATACCTTCTCGATAAGGTCGCCAAACGTTGTACCGTTACCAGTACTGCTTGAGCCACCTACGGTTATGATTGAGGGCATAAAAAGTCCTTTAGTTCTTTAACAATTTTACCATTGAGGTAAGTTGGCTGACGTAACCCTGAGATAGTTCTACGATTGGTTGGGAGCAGTGGATACAGTTCATTGGTCTGTCTGACTTGCTAGGTAGGCTTGGTAATCGGAGTTTCCTTCAACACAAGGGATAAAAATAACGTGACCTGTTTCGTCAGTTGCTTGCTTTGATGCAATCTGGGTAGCCTGTTATGCCTGATGGTATTAGTTCGTATGTCATTAGAGTTCTGCACTCGCCGTGAAGTTAACAAGCATTTGATTTCCTGCTGTTTGTCCAGCCGAAAGTGTGTTGTAAAAAACTTGTGCAGGGCCAGCAGCAAAAGAAGAAACCGTTACATCTGAAGCCGTGCTTCTGTTATACCATTTGTTAACTGTTCCTGTTTGTGGGCTGTAAGCAGTCATTGTTGGTGAAGTTCTCATTTGCACAGGAAACTCATAAGGTAAAAGAACTCGATTGGTTTCTGACATTTCAATCATTGTCCAAAGGTTTGAGGATGTAGAACCAGGTGCAACACCTAATGGGTAAGTGCTTTGGTAGTACCTCTGACACAGAGCCAACTCACCACCGATAGAACCAGAAGCAGTAGTGAACTCAGTGGCTGTTGAGCCTGCTTCTAGTTGTACGCCCCAAACGTTAAATGTAAATACTGCGTTTGTTGGCAATCCAAAATAAGCGTAAATGTAATTTCCTGTACCTATTGTTTTTCCTGCAATGCTTGGCAAAGTTCCAGTTGCGGTATAGCGAACCCAACCTGAACTTCCAACTGAAATTGAAGTAGGTGTAAGTGTTAATTCAACATTTCCTGAACCGCCAGAACCAAAGCATTGTCCAACAATAGGATTAATGTTTATTGTTCCCGAACCAGCAAGCGCCCAAAATGAAAAAGTTACGGTCTGATTTGCAAATGTTCGTACATCTTCAATTCTGTTTTGTAATTGATTATACCCTGAGCCAGAACCAGCAACGGTCTGTGCAAATTGCAAATAGTAAGCGGATTCATAACCTACAACAGGAGCCGAGCCAGGAGTAAAAGATTGACGAGTAATGTTAATAGTTGCGCTAGAGTTTCCGTTACTTGTAATCCAACGGTCAGCGTTGTAAACATTATTGCCAATGTTATTAAATGTTGTACCTCGTTGCCAAATACCAAAATCACCGTTAATTATTTTATTGCGACCTGCAACGTTTGATACCAATGAGTTGCCACCAACAATTCCCCACGTTCCAGGCGTACCGGCAACTGTGCAGACGTACATAGCGCCAGACTGGTCAACAACATAGTCGCCCACCGCAAACGTACCTGTCGTAGGTGCGCCCGAAGCCGTAGCTCCTGCGTGACGTGACGCAGCCGTAGCCCCAGGGAGTCCGGTAGCGCCGATTGCTTCTTGTGAGATGGACTGAGCCATTAGTTATTCTCCTGAGAGGCTAGGTAGGCTTGGTAGTCGGAGTTTGATTCATT